ATGCACTGATTGGTTCGGCTCTTACGACCTTACCTCTAGATGCATGAACTAGTTTTACAGGAACTGACCGATCAACAGCCTTAATGGTACTTTCGACCATGTCACCGCCTTGATTCTTCTCAGCGATGATCTTGTCCGCCGACCAAGACCTGTACAATTTTACAGCCTGTTTGGCCCAATCTTCAGGAGAGCCTCTTAAAGTTCCATCCTCAAGAACGTAACCCTGAGCATAACCATCTTGGTCTCTTGCGAGCCCGACGACAATAATACCATGCTCATCTGACCCTTCATTATTACTTACGGCGGGGTCGACGGCTACATAGACACGTTCTAAATCTTGAGGCACGTTTTCAGGTTTTAGACGACTTCCATCAATAATATCTCTATTCCAGAGGGCTCCAGGGATATCTCCCAGGATTTCCCCCTCCAGCTCCTGGCGACCTAACCTAGTACCTCCGTAGCGCTCGTAGAGGGCCTTGACGGTTGTGGTGGCTAGGTTGGACTGATTGTCAAGAGTTGAACCTCTAGTGACCACGGTATCCGGATCGGCCATCAATCTCTTAATCAGCGGAAGAGGCCTTGGTGTGGTCGTTACAAGAGCTTTGGGGTGTTCACCTAGACGGAGACCAAACTGTAGTTGATCCCAGGTCTCCTGCATATACCTAAACTTTGCAAGCTCGTCCACCCATGCTGCATGGTGTTGAGGGCCCCGGAGCTGATCTGGTTCAGTCGCATTGTAAACCCATGCTTCGACCCCATTGGGCCATGTCAATCTTCTGTTGGTGGGGGACCATTCAGGCCTGAACTCTTTGGGATGGCAAGCAAGGAGGCCAGAGTCTCCGAGTACCATAACGTCTCTTGCATCTGCTGCTGTTTCAGCGACGAGAGCGATACGCCTCCAACCGCTGGGAGGAGGAGCAAGAGGGGTCGACCCGCAAACGTTTTCACGAATCCACTCTGAACCCATTCTGGTCTTTCCGAAGCCACGACCGGCTAGGACTAACCAAGTGTTCCAGAGACCTGGGGGAGCCTTCTGATTCTCTCTCGCCCAGAAGTGCCAGTGCCATCTAAGTTCCGCTATCTCCGCTTCGCTCAGGGAAGACAACAACATTATCCGTTCCTGCTCGCTTAGCGAGGCCAGATATTCTGCTGGAGAAGGTTGCAACTGATTCCTTTATACTTTCTTCGTGTCTGATTGCAGCTCCGTCGGGTCCAGAAATCTCCTGGCGCTCCTTCCAAAGGGCGATTGACTTACCGACCAATTCAATAGCCTTGAGTTGATCAGAGGTTTTAATTTGATCACCTTCAATGATGGCAATCAGTTTTTGAATTAGATACTCAGCCTTTACTTCTGACTTTTCAGCACGAGCCTTTAGTCTGGCTTCAATTTCCTTTTGAATCAGGGGGTGCTTCATTAGAAGGACGGCTTGTTGTGTCGGATTCTTTGTCTTGTATGAAGATAGCTCCATGGCCTTGGTGGCATTCATGTGGAGCATGTAAAGATCGATGAACTCATGCATTTTGGCGGTAAGCTTTTTACCCTTACCGTTGCCTGAGATACCACCAGTGTTTACATTTAGAAATGGCATTTTTTATGAAAGCCTACCGATTTTGTGTTCGTCGCATGTCAAGGATGCAAATACGATGTGATCCTTGAGGAGTTTTGCTTGCGCTAATTGAGCCTCAGCTTTGCAGGCTTCCATAGTTGGAAATACCTTTGCAACTCCGATGAGGTCGTCCTGAGGGCCTAAAAATAGTATTGTCATTAGAAAGATTGAATACATTTTTATACCCTCTAACAGATTACGACAAAAGTCAAGAAAAAGTCTTATGACTTTGGATTCTTTTTGTGGGCTCCAGCCGTCCTGGCATAGGAGCGATTCTCGTGTTTTGTTTTTAATTTTAAATTTGAAGGACTGTTGTCCTTTGGATTACCATTCTTATGGTCCACATCCTTGCCGTCACCCTTATGGGCCTTACCGGCTGCAATCATTTCTCTGCGGGCAGCGTTACGGGCGGTTCTACGCTCCACCTGCTCAGGTTTTGAATTGTATTTTGCTTGGGCCAGTTGACGGGCTTTAGTAGCCATTTTGATTTTTGGACCTATTTTTATTATTTTCGACAAAAAGAAAAAGAGTTTATATTTATGTCTTACATATGGATGTTCGAACTTCGTAAGTGAAGTCAGTTACGACCATAAGGACTAATAAACTATATAACGAGAAGTATTGTAAGTAAGATTTAAATAACTAAACAAACTTAATTGAACAGCGAGATGTGTATCTCTTAGTTAATATACATATTATATCATTTTTTTATACCAAAGTCAATAGCAAATGTACCATTCTAGGGATTATAGGCCAAATAAAAATGATGTCAATAGGGAATTTTATATATTTTAAAGAAAAATGCATGAAATAACCGGATGTTAGCAAGCGGATGCCTTTAATTTTTTATGTAATAACTGAGGTGACTTCATAATCGACTTCGAGGCCCCGGCTCCAGGCCCCCTACCCCCCCGTAACTGTAGCTGTTGCAGTTACACACCCAAGGGAACAAACCATGCACAAAGGGTGAACCATCCATACGCCGCATTAGAGCCTGCCACAGCGGTTTTATGGGCTCTCAAGTGCCTGTGCCTTGGTATACCGTGAACGGGCCTCTAGCAGGCCTCCAAGCGCCTTAGAGAGGCATTGCAGAGGGGCTTCGAGGGTCTGCATCCTGCTAGGTCATAGAGTGTGGCATATCGTCGCAGGCATGATTAGGGGCTTGATTATGCAGTGCAGCATAAGATACCCGGGAATGACCCCAACGGGGCGGCCCAAGGCGCACAAGTAAAGCGTAAGTATTTGGGTCTTTGCTTCCAAGTATTGGAGGCTTTGATCTTTGACATTGTGAATAGAAAGCCAAGGTTAGCCCGCAAAGAGGTGCAGAAAACCATGCAACAACGCATGTGTGCAACCCAATGGAGCAATGCCAATGCACAAGTATTACACTCTAGTATCTCAGTCATACATGCCCGGATGCACAGACGATTGGGTCATTGAATTCGGAGCATATGAGCGTGAAGACGTTCTGTCAGAGTTAGAAGACTACAAATATAGAGATAAGTGCGACGGATTGAAGATCAAATACAAGATTATCTGTACCGATGACACACAAGCGGAAGTCAATGCCGCAGTTGACAAGCTGAATAACACCTAACGGACACCTTAGACCGTATTTCTAACACCTTTGTGCGCCCCTTTTCGTGTTAACCTTGGCCCAAATGTGACTGTTACAAGTAAAAGGGCTTGGTCCTACAAAAGGAGACAAGCTAATGGCCTTCGAAATCGAATATCTGCAATTCCTGATTAACCTAAGGGTCGCCTTGCTTACTGCAATCGAGCGTCAGCGTCGGCAATATACGCCTATCGATTACACACAAACATGGGACGATACATGGTTTTCGTCTGACATGTATGAGGTAGAGGTCTATTCACATAGGTATTTACAACCTATGTCCATGACAATGAATTACTAAATAATCTCAGCGCCAAGCCCTTTTACTTGTAACAGTCACAATTCAACTAGAGAAAGGACTAAAATGTCTAGACTACTCTTAGACTTCCTTGTCATCGCCTTGTTCACCTTTGTCGTATGCCTTCTCTGCGGCATGGTGCAACAATGAGCATGTTCCGCCAATACTACAGAGAGACAAGGGAATACCTAGCGGGGCAGAGCGCTTGGTTGCATTTCAAATCAAAGGAAAGCAACCCTTATGACCCTGTAAAGCAAACTAAGCTTTGGCTCCGCTGGGACAATGGTTTCAATGAAGCTGAAAGCTTTGCCAATGATGGTTATCAAGTAACAGATGAGGATTAGGAACAAATGCGCTTCTCCGTTTATCATCAACTAGCAGTAAAAAACCGTGTGACGTGGTCTTATGTTCACGCCACAAGATATTCGGAACGATTGACGATAGTCAACAAAAGGTCCGGACGAATTCTAAAAGTATACCCTGCACAAAAACCGGCCCACTATACCGGAGTGCGGAGAAAATGCACTCCGGCTTATTACGAATTTTAGCGGGCTAATACCAACTAATACTTGGGCGTATGAGGGTCAGACCTTGTGCGCCCTTTTTCTTTGTCCATACATGACCCATTTTGGGTCGCCTGGGCGTTGACAATTAAAAACATATCCGACTTCGCGCGCACACGATATCAGTCTATCACAACAAGGTCGCATATATTTCACGCATGACATAAACTTTGTAACATGCCTGCAACAAATGGGGCGCAAAACTGCAAGCGTGGTGAAACCCCCAAGGGGCGCATTGCCGCAAGGGCCGCTCTTTATGGTTCCCTGCAACGTGTGCCTCGTATGACTGGGAACGGTGCGTCGTGGAACGGTTCGATAGGATCGCAAAACGACGCTGGCGGAACCTGCTAAGCCGAAGGGGCTTGGATTGTGTCGCACGCAATGCGGCATAGTTGTGCTCCTTTTCATGAGGTGCATTCTAGCTATGTCCAAATCAAAGCGACCAGGAAAGCGCGAACGCAAGGCCTTGAAGGCCGCACAAGCCCAACGCAAGGCGATTATCAGCGCGAACCTTTCTAACCCTAAGCCCGTTGAGACATGGTCAAATGTGACTAAATCCGGTCACATGGTCATGGGTTACAATTCGACGTGTGCGAAGTCTAACTTGCTTGGCAATAGCCATACGAGAGGATTCCATTCGTCGTCAATCCGAGGCCACAGGGAGCCTAACAAAACGCCCCCCGTCGGCCGCTGGTCGGATCGATAAAGAAATTCGGAATATGGGGATTGACATTTAGTTGTCAGTCCCTATTTTCGTAACAGAAGCCCAAGGCGTGATAGATTGCCTTGGCCGGTTGAACGCCCCGATAGGCGTTTTGGTGCGCTAACGGTGCGCCTGTATATGGGCATGACCTTTTCTTTAGGGGATTGCCCATCTGCATGGCGCATTGTCTAAGCGGTAAATCCGTATCTGTTAGGCGAACGTCTAATAGGTCATTTTGGGTCCGCCCGCATGATAGGCTAACGCCACACCTCTATGTGACCTAGCCTAGGCATTGAATTGCCATTCATTTGGGGCGCGCACTGCAACGGAAATGGGAGCGCTAGCTAGCAACTAGCCTACCTGTTACTGCCATCCGTTGCACCGTCAAAGACGCTACTGTTGAGAAGTCACACAATGTGACTGCGCTAAAATTGCTTAGCGTTAAACGGATGGTTAGTTTCAAATCATAAACTAAATCGATCTATTTCTGTCCCTTTAGCCCTAGGCAATTCCGCTTAGGGCTTTTTGTCGTTTCAAATTGATACGGCATTGAAAAGGGAAATGGTAAAATGTCTGAAGTGACTAAGCTCGCCCTGCTGCCCACTGCGGCGATCATGGCGAACATCAATCGTCTTGGCAAGCGCCTTGACGGCCTGGATCAAGAGGTCCACGCGACGGCCCTGCAATGTCTCCTGCACGCTCAGGAGCACGGCGACGTCATGTTGGCGGACCGTCTGGTCAAGACCTTGGGCGGCAAGAACACTCAAAAGGCCATTGATGCGGCAATCAAGGGCGCCCATGAACCGTTCAAGATGGGGCGTCATACGGGTTACAACGTTCGGGGCCTCGTCATGTGGTTCCTGCGTTACACACCCATCGTCTGGAACGGCGACGGCAAGCCGGGGCTCTTGAAGGCCGGGATGAAAACCCACGAAAGCCTCCTGAGCCGCAACGATGGATTGGCGTGGAACGTGGAAGCGGCCCGGCTGAATCCCTTCTGGACTTTGGATGAGGTGATCCGCGACCAGGAACGCCCCGCCTTTACGCTGGAAAGCGTGGCGACCATCGTCCACAACCTGCGCGACCGTCTGGACAAGGCCGTCAAGGAGGGCAAATTCAAGGGCGACCCGGACGCTGCATACGCCTATATCAACGCCCTGGGCAAGGTGCAGGCTCCGGCGGAAGACCCGTCTAAGGTCATCCTCCCGACCGATCCGACGGTTAAGGGCTTCATGCCCGCTTTCGTCCCGCTGGCCAATGATGATGGGGCTGAAGTCATGCCTCTCGCGGAAGCCGTCAATCAATAACCGGCGGACTATCTGTTAACACTAGATGGCCCCTCTAGCAATGGAGGGGCCATTTCTTTGATCTATCGTATCTGTTATTCTTTTGAACATATGGGAGGTCATTGGTTAATGTCTCACTTTGCAACTGTTCTCCATAGCCGGATCAGCTGGTACAGAGACGCCAAATCTATTCATGAGCATTTCAACGGCGAGGGTAGCAAAGAAATCCTCAGACGTGAGCAGAACAAGCTCATGGAAGTCTTAGACTCCTCTAGGAGGTTCGTGTAAAAGGGTGATCTATCACATCATGGGCCGCATTGTCGAATCCAACGTCCAACCGGGTCACTTTGACGTCTGGTTGAAGTTTGAAAGGCGTCTGTCGGATTACATCGGCAGCATTGAGCCATTTAGTAGTGGTCAATTGGCCTTCATACCCGCTGGCAACTTTCATCCGCGCTATGAGGCTTTGGACGTTCAAGGCGTGGCGAAGCTGTTGTCCCAAGCTTATTTTGAGGCGTTTCAAGTTGAACTCAGATCAAAAAGGTCTTGGGACTGGACGCCCTGTGAAGAGTACTGTTTCCCGCTCCGCACGCCCCGTGAAAGTGCGGGGCTTATAGATGAGTGCGATTGCGGTTTCTTCGACCCTAAGGACTTTGAATAAGATGGTTAGAGGCTTGAAACAAAAATATAGGTCTGGGCCTTGGTCTAGGTCTGGGTCTAGGTCTAGGTCTTGGTCTTGGTCTAGGTCTGGGTCTGAGTCTAGGCCTAGGTCTTGGTCTTGGTCTGGGTCTGGGTCTGGGTCTGGGTCTGGGTCTTGGTCTAGGTCTAGGTCTGGGTCTTGGTCTTGGTCTGGGTCTTGGTCTGGGTCTTGGTCTTGGTCTAGGTCTAGGTCTGGGTCTAGGTCTGGGTCTGGGTCTGGGTCTGGGTCTGGGTCTTACTAACTTTTTCTCGTTTGCACCCTTAGCTCAACTGGATCAGAGCGCGAGCCTTCTAAGCTTGAGGTTACAGGTTCAAGTCCTGTAGGGTGTGCCAAAAATACGCATACGGGATGGACGTCGGCCTGAACACCCGGTATTGCCTCCGTATGCGTATAGAAGACCCGAGCACGTCCTTAAAAGGCTCATTAACAAAATGGAGAGTCTAAAAAATGAAAGTCATGTTGTCAGAAGTTGAAGACGAAGGTCTGATCTCTTTGATGGGTAAGACCGTCACTATTTTCTGCATGAACTACATCTATACCGGCCAGCTTGTCGGAGTCAATGACACCTGCATTAAGTTGGACGGGGCCAAGAT